ATAGGAAACTTAAATGAATTAGAAACTTTGTGTGATTTAAGTGTAAGAGCATTAGATGAAATTATAGAATTACAAGACTACCCTGTGAAAGCGGCAGAAGTATCTACTAAATCTAGACGTTCTTTAGGCATTGGATACATTGGGTTAGCACACTATCTCGCGAAGAACGGTGTTAAGTATTCAGATCCAAAGGCGTGGGAGTTAGTAGATAGACTTTCAGAAGCATTCCAATATTACTTGTTGAGAGCGAGTTGTGATATTGCAGAAGAGAAAGGCAAGTGTTCTGCATTTGATAGAACAAAATATGCAGATGGTTTACTTCCTATTGACCATTACAAAAAAGAAGTAGATGAAATTGTTGTACACAAACAGAGAATGGCTTGGGAAACTTTAAGAAAAGACATTTTAAAATATGGACTTAGACATTCAACACTATCGGCACAAATGCCCTCGGAAAGTTCTTCCGTTGTTAGTAACGAAACTAACGGTATAGAACCTCCAAGAGCACTCCTATCAATTAAAAAATCTAAAAAAGGTCCATTAAAACAAATAGTTCCAGGTTTCCCTAACTTAAAAAATGCATACACTTTGTTATGGGATATGGGATCCAACGAAGGATACATTAAGATTGTATCTGTGATGCAGAAATATTTTGATCAAGCAATTTCAGGCAACTGGAGTTATAATCCATTGCAGTTTGAAAACAACGAAGTACCGTTATCAGTGATGGCGCAAGATATGTTAATGGCATACAAATTTGGTTGGAAGACAAGTTACTATCAGAACACATATGACTTCAAAGGTGAGGAAGAAGATGTTCAACCTTCAGGAATTGACGCTCCAGTCATTGGGAATAAATCCCATGTTAATGGAGAATATGTGAACGGTGAGTCACAAGTCAACGGTGAACACATTAACGGCGAAACAAAAGTTGAAGAACAACTTCAGGATTTAGAAGATGGCGAATGCGAAGCCTGTACAATTTAACCAAAAAAGATAATTAATAGGTATGGCGAAAACAGTTTTTAATAGAAAAGATATAGACTTTACAAAAGAACCAATGTTCTTTGGTGCAGATCAAAACGTGCAGAGATACGATGTGTTCAAGTATCCGCAGTTTGACAAACTGAATCAAACAATGTTAGGTTACTTTTGGAGACCTGAAGAAGTGTCTTTGCAAAAAGATAGGGCCGACTATGCAAGTTTCAGACCAGAACAAAAACACATATTCACATCTAACTTAAAATATCAAACACTATTAGACAGTGTGCAAGGTAGAGGTCCATGTTTAAGTTTCCTACCATATGTTTCCAATCCTGAACTAGAAGGATGTATTGTTACTTGGGACTTCTTTGAAACTATTCATAGTAGAGCATACACGCACATCATGAAGAACGTGTACGCAGATCCATCTGAGGTATTTGACACAATTTTGAATGATGATGAAATTTTAAAAAGAGCAGTATCAGTCACAGAAAACTATGACAGGTTTAGCGAAATGGCACAGGACTACACAGTCAAAGGCAAAGGTGACATTGATGAATTAAAGAAACAATTATATCTTGCAATGGTCAATGTTAATCTACTTGAAGGTTTAAGATTCTATGTATCATTTGCTTGTACATTTGCATTTGGTGAATTAAAACTTATGGAAGGTTCTGCAAAGATACTTTCATTGATTGCTAGAGATGAAGCAACACACTTGAACTTATCCACACACGTTATCAAAGCATGGCAAAAAGGTGATGACAAAGGCATGAGCAAAGTTATCAAAGGATTAGATAAGACCGTGATTGAAATGTTTAAGAAGTGTGTAGAAGAAGAAAAGGCTTGGGCGAAACATTTATTCAAAGATGGTTCAATTATTGGACTTAACGAAAGATTATTAGGAACTTATGTAGAATGGATTGCAAACAAAAGATTAAGAGCATTAGGTTTTGATCCACTTTATGACGTAGGTGCTTCACAAAATCCTTTACCATGGACGCAACACTGGCTATCATCAAAAGGTCTTCAAGTTGCTCCACAAGAAACTGAAGTAGAAAGTTATCTAATAGGTGGAATAAAACAAGACGTCAAAAAAGGACAGTTCAGCAAATTCAAATTATAATGAATCAATACGAAGGCATGAATGGTTTAGAAGTTTTATACACCATTCTATTTGTGGAATGGGACAAAGGCCTATGGGGCATAATTGCTTTAGGTGTGATCTTCGCTTTGGTATCCATAATCACAGATGACGAATTCCAAAAATACATCAAGCACTTTAATCAAGATGTTTGATTGACTTTCCTAAAAAAATTAAGTATAATAAAGCAAATAACGGAGATTAATTAGATGTCAACTATAACGGAAGAATCAACAATAGTTTGGAGTAAGATGATGTGTCCGCAGTGTACGGCGGCGAAGCAGTTGCTCAAGTTAAATGAAATCACCTATGAAGAAAGAATGATAGGTGATGGATGGACTAAAGAACAATTATTAGAAGCAGTACCAACTGCCAGAACAGTGCCACAAATTATATTAAAAGGCAAGTTAATTGGCGGGTATGATCAGTTGAGAGAACATTTCAATAAAGAGCAAGAGGCAAAAGATGCCAGCAATTAACGAAGGCGATACAGTCAGTATAAAATTTACCAGCGGTGAAGAAATCATTGCTAGATTTGTTTCAGATGATGGAGCAGTAGTAAACATTCAAAGACCTATGGCATTAGTCAATCTTGCAAGTGGTATTGGATTAGGACCATTCATGTTCACTGTGCCAAAGTTTTCTGAACTGCCAATTAATAAAAGTTTAGTACTTACGATGGCTAAGACTGAAGTAGAGTTCGCTAAAAAATACGCAGAAGGCACGACAGGACTTAAATTCACTAAATGACAGACAAACTGATTGCCACTGACTGTGATGGTGTGCTATTCAAATGGGAAGAAATGTTTGACAAGTACATGAAAGTCAATGGCTTTGAAAAGAAAACTAAGGATCATTACGAATTACATATGAATTATCAAATGCCTGTACCTGAGATGCAGGTGTTGGTAAAGATATTCAACGAAAGTGCTTATATGAGATACCTGGAACCAATGGAAGGGGCAGTTGAATACGTGAAAAAACTTGCTGACGAAGGTTGGAGGTTCCATGTTATTACATCTCAAAGCACAGATAAAGTAGCCAACCAAGCACGAAAAGACAACTTGAAAGATGTATTTGGAGATGTGTTTGAAGATTTTACATTTTTGGACACAGGTGAAGGCAAAATAGATGCACTCAAAACTTTGGTGCCAGGCACTTGGTGGATAGAAGACAAACCAAAAAATGCCTTTGATGGTGCCGTTTTAGGTTTGGCATCAATACTACTTGACCTTCCGCACAATTCAAGTTATACTATAAACAAACAAATGAATTTCCAGAGAGCGAAAAACTGGGAACACATTTATGATATCATAAAGGAGAAACATTATGTCAACTCATGATGAAATAAAAACAGCCTACGAAAGTTATGTTGCAGAGCAAGAAGCCTTCGAAACAAAAGGTGTAAAAGCGGCGGCGGCTAGAGCAAGAAAGGCTTTAGGAAACTTAGGCAAATTAAGTAAGACAAGAAGAAAAGAAATACAAGAGAAGAAAAACTCTATGTAATTTAGAATTGGTTGCTTGGCACCCGTCAAGCAACCAAACTTATCCCATTTTGATAAATAATTGTTGATATTATATCACTTAAGGAAAAAAGATAAAATATGGAAAAAGGTAAGGTAAAATGGTTCAACTCCGCTAAAGGTTTTGGATTTATAACACCAGACGTAGAGGGCAAGGACGTATTCCTTCATATATCAGCACTTAAAGCCGCAAACATAAAAGAAGTTATGGACGGCGATGTGATTGAGTATGAACTGAAAGAGTTCAAAGGAAGACAAGTTGCTTCTGACATCAAAATCATAAAAAACTTTAATCAATAATCATTGACAAACACTCTATAATCTGTTTAAATACAGAGTAGACGTTGAAGTGTGAGTAATAAACATTTAGGACGTCGGGGCAGTACCGACCACCTCCACCAAATCGTTCACGCAAAACACATTGTCACTTTGTGCTTTACGGGGGTGATATAGGTTCGACTAGTGTCAAAAGGCGCATGGAGTTTACCAGTAAGATCTCTGTAAAAGGTCATCTATAAATGCAAACGCATTTAAACCAGAAGTGACAGTTCCAGTCAGCATATTCGCTGATGCGGAATTGGTTGCCGCTTAATAACCGGCCACTTGGCGGAGAAGACTAGCCGGGCAACAGAAGTAG